CTGATTATAGTGGGTTTGATCTCAGCTTGTCGGGCGGGGTGTTATCCGCTGTGATGGACATATTGATCAACCTCACGTTTTTGTTGGATTACTCTGATGAAGATCGCCAGGTCATGAGCTCTATAGCTTACGATTTGTGCAATCCTTCAGTGGTAATGCTGGGGACCATAGTACAGTTGGCTGGTGTCAACACTTCAGGTAATCCGCTTACCACCATGATCAATTGTATTGCTAACATGATCATCAATTGTCAAATCCATGCTATGATTAGGTTTGACATGTTGAATGGTAATTACATGGTTGATTATGCCCGTGATTACTCTTCCATGGTTGTGTCCGATATGGATTTCGACCTTCGCCGCATCGTCACATATGGGGATGATGTGGTTGTGAGAGTAGATGCAGGGTCACCCATAGACCAGCCTGCCACCATTTATTATGGCAAGCAGTTGGGCTATGTTATCACGGGCTCAGACAAAGGCGATAGCGTTACGAAGTATGCGGAGAGTTTCGCATTTCTTAAGCGTAAGTATGACTTGTATGTCAGACCATCAGACCAGCAAGTGGTGATGTGTTTGGCACCGGTGGCTATGGATTCCATATACAAGCCTTTTGTGTGGGGTGATTTTAAGAAAGTCGACATTAACGACCAGTATACTGGTCTAGTTAAGTCGGCGTTGCACGAGTTAGTGCAACATGGGCGCCAGGTCTACGACGACCAGGCGCCACTCTTGTGGTCTTTTGTTCAGTCCTTCGTCCTTGAGACGAAGGCCAAGAAAGGAAAGATCACGATGAGGACCGGCATTGCGTCGCGGTTCAGACACGAATTCCTTAGTTGGGAAGACGCGGTCAAGGAACGCTACGGCCGGGACTTAGATCGGATAGATGGTGAGCTGACACTTTCCGAGCTCGAGTTAATCGAGTTATAATTAGCACGGCCCTCCAAGGCCTTAAACTGGTGTCGTTAATGTATATTATTGTATGTTATTTTAGGACTAGCAATCCACAACTCGCTCATCGACAGAGAAGAACTGAGGGAGTATTTTGCTAACAATTGTTTTATTACAGTGTTGGGGACCATGCATGCATACAATTATGGTCTATGCCCTGGACAAGATTCCATGGACTATGCGGGGGTACACCCGTCTAGAGGCAGCGCGAGCGAGCGCGCCACCTCTAGTATTGCAGGCTCGCCTGAGGCTCTGGTTGTGGAACCAGAGTCCAGTGAAACTTTTTCCACAAGTCGTAGCGGTGCTAACATTACGAGCCAGAACGTTGAGTTCATGGATGCCAATCCTGCGTTTGATTACACAGTGAATGGCACCGATGATCCCACGAGGGCTTGCGCTGATGCTTCCGACGCGACATTGGGCTCTTTCCTTGAAAGGCCCATTTTGATCAAGGAGTATTCCTGGGCGCCCGGTGTGGCGTTCTCTAACTCCTTTGATCCTTGGTCGTTGTTTTACAACGACAGCAGGAACGTCAATAGGTTGGCCAATTTCAATTTGATGCGTAGTAAGCTGTGCATCAAGTTCGTTATTAATGGCAACGGGTTTTATTACGGGCGCCTTTTGGCGTCTTATAATCCTTTGCCTGATTATGACCAGGTTTCTGCTAACAGGGGTTTAGCTATTACGGCTGATGCTATTGCAGCCAGCCAGCGGCCCCATATATACATCAATCCCACTGAGTGCCAGGGAGGCACGTTGTGTGTGCCATTTGTACACTATCAGAACACTTTAAGGGTGCCTGAGGCACAGTGGGCTGAGATGGGTGTGGTTGAAGTTAGACAGTTGAACCCACTTAAGAACGTGAATACGGCACCTGCAGTGGTTGGGCAGGAACTCACGCTATCTATTTTTGCGTGGGCTGAAGACGTGGAGTTATCTGTGCCTACTGCCTCCAACCCTGTCACCATAGTTCCACAGACTCTTGAGGTTGTTCCCGAGTCTGATGAATACGGGGACACGCCCGTCAGCGCCATCGCTTCTACAGTCGCGAGGGTGTTTGGCAAGTTGACTCACGTGCCGTTTATCGGCAGGTTTGCTAAGGCCACGCAGATAGGTGCGCGTGCCATCGGAGACGTGGGCAAATTGTTTGGATTCTCCAGGCCGCCCATCATCGACCCCATTCGCACTTACGTGCCCAGATATGTGGGCGGTTTAGCCAATGTGAACACCCCTGATGCCGTGCAGAAGTTGTCTCTGGACGTCAAACAAGAGGTGACAGTGGATCCTTCCGTGGTCGGAGTGAGTTCTGCTGACGAGATGGGCTTGGTTGACATTGCCAAGCGCCAGTCGTATTACACGACGTTTGAATGGGCAACTACTGGTTATCCCAATTCTGGCCCTGGCACCAAGTTGTTCCAGACTCAGGTTATGCCTACGGTCTTTCAGACGTTCGGCAGTGGTGCTGCAACTGAGTACCACAATGTGCCTTGCGGTATGGTCGCTTTACCTTTTAAATATTGGGGTGGATCCATGGAGTTTCGGTTTCAAATAGTTTCTTCAAATTTCCACCGCGGTCGTCTCCGCATTGTTTGGGACCCGCACTCACTTGTCGGTGGTGCTTCGTCGACTGGTTACAACACCATGTACACTCGCATAGTGGACATAGCGGACATGCGCGACTTCACCTTTAAGGTAGGGTGGGGCAGAGAATATTCTTTTCTGCCCGTGCGCAACCCCATGCAGTTGTTGGACGGTTTACCAGTTCCTTCTTTTGCTGCTGGGGCAACCGCGCCTGCGGTTTTGCAACAGGTCTTTGGCAACGGTACCATTTCTGTATTTGTTGTCAATGATTTGACTACACCAAGTCCCGATCCTTCGATAGATGCTAGCGTTCAGATTAACGTGTTTGTCAATATGTGTGACGATGCGAGGTTTGGGGAACCCACAGACGCTGCGTTGTCCAACCTTTCGTACTTTCCCTCGGTAGTTCCCGAGACACTTGAGGTCGTTCCAGAGTCAGATGAGAGCGTGGCTGAAGTGCAACTCAGCGCACCGGTTTCGACCGATGTTACCACTGAGGTGGGTACTTCCGGGGATCCCACGGACCACACCATGGACGTTTTCTTTGGAGAACAAGTCACGAGCATTAGGGAGTTGTTGAAGAGGTACACTTTACATAGTTGTTTGCCCATGAAATTGGCTAGCACCCAGTTGTTTGGTGTCACTTGTCAGTACACTTTGCCCGATTTTCCTTATTATTTTGGATACAATCCCGATGGGCCTGACGTTTCCGTCGATGGTGCGTTTTCTTACTCTTTTATGACTCCACTTAATTATTTCACTCCCGCGTTCGTAGCGTATAGGGGTGGAATCAGGTGGAAGCATTGGGTGAGCCGTATTCCTTCGCGGTTCATCAGCACCACATACGCTTCTAGTGGCGAAAACACCAGTTTTGACGGGATATTGACCGTGACGCGGTCTGATGGTATCGACACGAGTTTGGTGGGCACATCTTCTTATGTGCCTTATGCCCTATTTGAAACTTTCAATATCTATAGGAATGGCGGTTCTTCACTCAAGCGTGAGGTCAGAACGACGTTTACATCTGCGTATAACGGTTCCATGGCTACGCCTGTCGCCGTCAACCCAGATGGTGAGGTGGAGTTGCCGTTTTATACAAATAGGAGGTTTTACAATGCTAGACGCATTCGTAACTTGCAGGCCCCTAGATCGTCGGTTGACGAACATCCTGGTGTACACACCGTGACCTACTCTGGTCCGCGTGGTGTCGTGAACAGTTATGTGGCCGCCAGTGAGGATTTTAGTTTATCTTTCTTCATTGGTGTCCCCATCATGTATTCACTGGGCGCGGATTCGCCCAACACCCCTCCTGTTGCTGCTTAGAGCAGCTAAAAGACTCAGCGCG